CACAAGTACAATGACAGCACGGACGTACGTTCGTCTACTAAGAGACCAAGGAGTGTTGTAACAAGTTCTGGTCGCGAAAGCGTCAACGGAAGCACCAACAGGAACACATTTGTACTGAAACCAGAACAAGTGCGCGCTATGAAGGATGCAGGCTTTTGGGATGATCCCGAGAAGCGCTCCAAGATGATTAAGCGATATGCGCAAGAAGCTCGAAACAACTCTTACTAAGGAAACAAGTATGACCGAATCACGTTTGAAAAAATCTCTGAACGCAGGTGGACGCAATGATCGCGCAAGCGAGGACGCAAGTCGCGCCGCTCCAGAAACAAAGTTCGTAAGCTCACAGGAACGTCGAAAGATGTGGAGTGATGAATGGAACCAATCAGCACTGCCAAAAGTACCAGAGATGCCGGGCTGGCACCTCATTTGGCTCTCAACCACCAACGCATACGACACCATTGATAAAAGGGTGCGACTTGGCTACATTCCCGTGAAAGCGGACGAAATGGCTGGGTTCGACAACTACAAAGTCAAAGCTGGCGAACACGTTGGGTACATATCATGCAACGAGATGTTGCTGTTCAAATTGCCCATGGATGTCTACCAAGACGTTATGGCGCAACTGCACTTCGAAGCTCCCCAAGAAGAGGCGGACAAAGTCCGTGTTCAGCTTGAGAACCTTCAAGGTCAGCGTGACAGCAGTGGCAAGTCGCTGGTACGGTTGGAAGGCGAAGGTATGGGTAGGTTTGACCAATCTCAATCTAATCGTGCCCCCATTTTTGAGGGCTAACTTCTAAGGAGTAAGACTATGTCTGCTACAAATGCTCCGTTCGGTTTGCGTCCTGCGTACCACCCCTCTGGGTTGGATCGCGCAACTGCGTTGGCTGACGGTATTCTCTCGACTTATTCGACCGACATCTTGAAGGGTCAGCCCGTCAAGTTGGCTACATCTGGAGTAATCCAAGTTGCCGCCGCTGGTGATGCGTTTGTTGGCGCATTCTCTGGTGTCGAATTCACTGACACAACTGGTCGTCGCCGCGTGTCGAACTACTGGCCTGCCTCCACGGCATACCAGACAGGTTCATGCGTTGCTTACTACTATGATGATCCCAACATCGTTTACGAAATCCAAGCTGATGGTTCATTAGCTCAGACTTCTGTAGGCGCTGAGTCGGATTTGAGTGCGACAACTGCTGGTTCAACGACCACTGGTTTGTCACAGTGCACCATTAGCACCTCGGTTGTTGCCGCTGGTTCTGGTGCTCAAATGCGAATCATCAATCTCGCTCCGTACCCCGGCAATGCTTGGGGAGACTCTTTCACTATCGTTCGCGCAACTGTGGCTAAGCATCAATATGCCCAGATCGCGTCTGGTGGTGGTTACCCCGTAGCTATCTAATAGGAGGACATGAACCATGGCCGCTCCAATGCGCAGTACCGACTTTCGTAGCATCGTCGAACCTATCTTGAATGAATGTTTCGACGGTGTCTACGACCAACGTGCCGATGAATGGTCTCGTGTTTTCACGGAACAAGAAGGCATCCCCCGCAACTACCACGAAGAACCCGTCTTGTACGGTTTCGGCGCGGCACCTCAGTTGCCTGACGGCACTCCTGTGTCGTACCAACAAGGTGGCGTGTTGTTCTTGAAACGCTACGTGTACTCTGTGTACGGCTTGGCATTTGCTTTGACCAAAGTTTTGGTTGAAGACGGTGACCACATCCGTATTGGTCAGGTGTACGCACGTCACTTGGCTCAGTCATTGATTGAGACCAAAGAGACATTGTCTGCTAACGTGTTGAACAACGCCTTCACAGGTGGTGCTACAGCAGGTGGCGACGGCGTTGCTTTGATCAGCACTGCTCACCCAATCGTGAACGGTACATTCAGCAACCAATTGGCTACAGCCGCCAATCTGTCACAGACATCGCTTGAGCAGATGTTGATCCAGATTCGTCAAGCTGTGGACAACAACGGTAAGAAGATTCGTTTGGTGCCCCGCCAATTGGTGGTCGCCCCCGGCAACGTCTTCCAAGCTGAAGTTCTCCTGAAATCCGTCTTGCGCGCAGGTAATGCAAACAACGACATCAACCCTGTCAAGTCCATCGGTTTGTTGGACGAAGGCGCGGCTGTGTTGTCACGTTTGACCAATGCGTCAGCATTCTGGGTACAGACCGACGCTCCTGAAGGCATGAAGCTCATGATGCGTCGTAAGCTCGAGAAGACTATGGAAGGCGACTTCGAAACTGACTCTATGCGCTACAAAGCGACAGAGCGTTACGACGTTGGCTTCACTGATCCTCGTGCGATGTACGGCACTGCTGGCGTCTAAAACCAAGTGGGGGGTTCGCCCCCCGCGCTTTAAGGAGAAAAGACAATGGCACAAACCTATTTTGGTTCTACCCTGCGCGCAGGTTCTGGCACATTGACTGACACTGTTGACGGCGGTTTCGTCGTCATGTCTCAGACAACTACTGTCACAACCGCCGCCGCAGGCACCGCTACAAGCGCAACTCTGACTCTCCCTGCTTCCTCACAAATCATCAGCTTTTTTGCCGATATGGTTGTGAACGAAGCGGTGGGTGGCGGTACAGCTACAGCAATTGCAATGACTATCGGAACAGCCGCCGCTGGCACACAATATGTGTCCTCGACTGATGTCTTCGCTGGTGGTCGCATCGCTCTAACCTTTACAGCCGCACAGTTGCTAGCAATGAGTGACATTGGTAGCAATACCTCTGTCGTCGTTACGCTTGATCCAGATGGCACGATCAGCACAACTCAAGGCGTTATTCGCCTGACCGTTGTGTATGCTCAGAAAGTTTAAGGAGCACGATCATGGGTCAATTCAAGCCAATGGTCAAAATGGAGACCACAGAGCCTTCTATTGAGTTAAAGCTCAAAAAAGGCGGATCCGTAAAAAAGGCTATGGGCGGAATGATGGGTGCTCCCATGGGTTCTGCTATGCCTGCTCGCGGTGGCATGATGCCTGTTGCTCGTCCTAAGCGTCCTTCAATGGCGGCACGTCGTGCGGCTATGGCTGGTGCAACTATGAAGGATGGCGGCGAGTCTAAAGCTACTCACAAAGCCGAGATGACGAAGATGAAGGGTCTTGAAAAAGAGCTGAAGTCTCACGAGTCTAAGCCAGCAAGCAAGGGTCATAAAGGTCTAGCTACTGGTGGTATTGCCAAGTCGACGAAGCCTGCTGGTTACGCCACAGGTGGTGTTGTCAATGGTCAAGGCGGCTACAAAAAGGGCGGCGCTATCGCTAAGAGCGGCATCATTAACACTGAAAGCCAAGGCGGCGAGTATCGCAACACCAAGATGGACACAGCCCATCCTAACCACAACAGCGCCCCCACAGGTGATGTCAAGTTAGGTAACGGCGGTGGTTACAAAAAAGGCGGTGCAACAAAAAAGCACTACGCTACGGGGGGAGCTGTTAATAACAGCGGTCACGCCGTAGCAATGCCTGCAAAAAAGCCGTCTGCCCCTGTCAGCAATGATCGTCAATCAGGCACCTTTAAAAAGGGTGGCAGTGTGACACCAGCCCAGAAGAAAGAGCAATCTGCCTTCAAGGCTGAGAACGCAACAGCGATGAAGCAAGCGAAAGCCCAGAGCAACCTGAAGTATCAAGATGGCGGGAAAGTAACTGACCTATCCAAAGGCGCTTACGACAAATCAATCGGCCCATCTGAGAGTGAGATGGACATGGCTAAAGCCATCCGTAACATTCCTAGCAAGCTGTATGAGGGTGCGAAGAGCCTGTTTACTAGCAAGGAAAAGCCTTCTGGCTCTGTCACCAAGACTGAGAAGTCCGTGACAGTAACCCCTGCGAAGAAACGTGGTGGATCAGTAAAGTGCTGAACCTAGGTGGGGGCTTCGGCTCCCACTTTTAATTGGAGATTTAAATGTCAACATTGACGAATGTATTTTCTGAACACAGAGATTCAACAGGCGTAATTTACGCTGGTGCAACGAATCTTGCTGGGTATCAGCTATTGACTGGCGGTACTGCTGGTGAAATTGTGTTTCGCGACGGCGGTGCATCTGGCACTGTTCGCTTGAGAGTAAACATCTCTGCTACGCCAACAAATCCGTTTTCGACGCTGTTGCCCGGTAACGGCATCCGTTTCACAACAAACATCCATGTCACGTTGCCAACTGCGGCGGCTGTGACTATTTTCTGCGGCTAATCATGCCAAGCAAATCTGCCGCCCAACACAAGCTGATGCAAATTGCCGCTCACACAAAGGGTGGCTTTGGTGGTGTCCCTCAGAAGGTCGGCAAAGAGTTTGCCAAGGCTGACAAGGGTAAAGAATTTAAAGAAGGTGGTCTGTATGCAAACATTCATGCAAAACGTGAAAGAATCGCTGAAGGCTCTGGGGAGAAAATGCGCAGAGTTGGTAGCGAAGGTGCGCCAACGGCTAAAGCCTTCAAGCAATCCGCCAGAACAGCCAAAATGAAGGATGGAGGCCCAAGCCTCGCCATCGGTCGCGGTGAGAAGCTACCCGCCAAACAAGGTGCTGGTTTGACAGCCAAAGGTCGTGCCAAGTACAACCGTGAAACAGGATCAAATTTAAAGGCTCCACAACCCCAAGGAGGCTCGCGTAGAGACTCGTTTTGCGCGAGAATGGAGCCTATAGCAGAAAAGAGCGAAAAGGGTAGTCGAGCTCGTGCATCAATGCAACGGTGGAACTGCCCAAGCTGGTAAGGAAACACAATGGCGTACTCGGATACATACGGTCAAACAGTCAATGTCCAAACCCTGATTGATCATGGTGCGAGACGTGCTGGCAAACTCGCAGAAGAGCTGACCTCTGAGCAACTCGTATCCGCTCGTCAGTCGCTGAGCTTTTTGCTTCAGAACCTGATCAACATCGGAATACAGTATTTCGCCATCGATAAGATCGTTTTGGGCGCTTCTGCGAACAATTACATATACACCCTGCCTGCTGGTGCAAACGACGCTCTAAACGTGCTCTATCGCACCATGAGCCGCCCTAGCGCGAGCTACACAAGCTCCGCGGGTGGTACTGTTGGCAATGTAGGTGATAACGACGTGGACACGTTCTGCCTGCAAACTAGCTCAAACGGCAACATTTCAGCCAATTTTGGGACAAACCAAGACATTTATGCTGGATCTATTGGTATCTTGCCCTACGTGGCAGGTGGTGGTAGCGCCACATGGACGCTGACCCTCGAGTATTCGACAGATAACAGCACATGGACGACGCTAGAGAGCCTTGGAACCGTCTCTGTGACGGATAACAAGTGGATTTGGACGGACATAAACCCCGGTCAAGCCGTCCAGTACTACCGCGTTCGTGCCTCTGGTGGTACGACTCTGGCTTTGCGTGAGTTCTACGTTGGAAATAATTCCACTGAGATCACCATGTCTCGCCTAAACCGCGACGACTACACCAACCTGCCAAACAAAAACTTCACAGCGAACCAGCCCTTCCAATTCTGGTTTGATCGCACAATTCCTTTGCCCTCGCTGTACTTGTGGCCCGTCCCTAGTGACCCGTTCGTGCAAATTACCGTGTGGTACAGCAAACAGATCATGGATGTGGGTGCTTTGACTGACGAGCTGTACATCCCAACACGGTGGTACGAAGCCACCTTGATGATGCTGGCGCACAGGATGAGCCTAGAGTTGCCCGGCGTCGACATGGCGCGCATCCAATACCTCGAAGGTCAGGCTGAGAAGTACCTGAACATGGTCGAGCAAGAAGAAAGAGACAAGTCGCCTATCTACTTTGCGCCTAACATTTCGGTGTACACAAGATAATGCCAGTCTTTCTTGACACTCGTGGGAATGCTACTTTATCGATAGCGATCTGTGATCGTTGCAAGATGAAGCGCGACCACGACCAGATGAGACCTGACCCAAACTTCCCCGGTCTCCAAGTCTGTGGGCAAGGGTGCGCGGATGAGAAAGATCCCTATAGACTTCCAGCCCGAAAAACTGAGAGAATAACGATCAGATTCCCGCGTCCTGACGTGAGCGTTGCCGCCAATGACAACTTCATTGTTACTACGCAAAACGGTATCACTGGTGGTAGCTTCATCATCTCGACAGAGGGTAACACTCAGGATCCTGAGAACAACGGTAACCTAGACCAACTGAGCCCATAATATGTCCGCACAAGTAACGATTACCCAACTACCAACGGCTGGCGCGATTACGGGCACGGAGCTCGTACCTATTGTCCAAAATGGACAGACCGTACAGACCACGACAAGCGCCATTTCATCTTCGCCAAACCAAACTCAGACGTTCCTTACAAAGAACCAAGAGCCTACACTGGCTAACAGCCGATACCTGTCTACCAACTCAGGCATCACGTTAACTGATGGTGGTGCACAGTCTTTCTATCAAATCTCTCTGTCTGGAGCGGTTTCCCAATTAAATGCGCTTGGTGGTGGCATTGTTGTTAAGGACAGCGCCAGCACCTTGATTAACCGCTCTATAGCCACGTCAGGAGCTGGTTTAAGCGTTTCTAATGCCGATGGTACTGGTGGTAACCCAACTCTTTCTTTGAGTGGCGTAGCGGCTTCTGTAGCGGCTTTGTCTGGCAATGGTATGTTAGCCATGACTGGTGGTGGGACGACAGTGTCTCCACGGATTATGACTGGCGTTGCAAATCAGATCACCATCACAAATGGAGATGGAGCGTCTGGTGCGCCTATCTTTGGGATTGCGGACAACGCCCAGTTCCCCGGGACGGGCGCCGTCACCGTTCCCAACGGCACTACAGCTCAAAAACCTGTTGGTGCTAGTGGTCAGATCCGCTACAACACTGACTCCCAAGTCTTCGAGGGTTATGCAAATGGAGCTTGGAATAGCTTCACTTTGGCTGGTGGTGTTTCTAGCTTCAGCGCTGGTTCTACTGGTTTAGCGCCAGCAACAACGACAACAGGCGTCGTTGTTTTGTCAGGCACACTAAATGTGTCAAGCGGTGGTACTGGTGCAAACACCCTGACTGGTTACGTTAAGGGTACTGGTACAACCCCAATGACCGCCAGCGCTACGATTCCTAGCACAGACATTACTGGCTTGGGAACAATGTCTACGCAGAATGCCTCTGCTGTTGCAATCACAGGCGGTACAGCCTCTGGTTTGACAATCACTGGTAGCACAATCAACAGCTCTGTAATTGGTGCGAGTAGTGCCGCGGCTGGAACGTTTACCAATGTGGCAATGACCACTGGAACGATCACCACCGCACCTACGACTGGCAATGACATTGTCAACAAAGACTATGCTGATGCTATTGCGTCTGGTATTAACTTCCACCAGTCTTGCCGTTTGGCAACAACTACAGCTCTAGCGGCTAATACGTACAACAACGGAGCTTCTGGTGTTGGTGCAACTTTAACTGCAAATGCAAACGGCGCTTTGAGCGTCGACAGCGTAGCTGTTGTTGTTGGCAATCGTATCTTGGTTAAGAACGAAGTTACGCAGGCAAACAATGGCGTGTACACGGTTACGCAGACTGGATCTGCTGGCGCTCCGTACATCCTTACTCGTGCTTCAGACTTTGATACCGCAGGCACAGGCGTAGACAAGATTGATGCTGGTGACTTCTTCCTGATCACAGCAGGTGCAACACAAGCCAATACGTCTTGGGTACAACAGACTCCACTACCTATTACTGTAGGTACAACAGCGATTGTCTTTGCACAGTTTGGCGCTCCTTTGGTCTATTCAGCAGGTACAGGTCTAACCGAGTCACCTGCCTATACATTCAACATAGCCAATACTGCTGTGACAGCGGCTACCTACGGATCTGCCTCACAAGTCCCAGTGTTTGCTGTGAATGCTCAAGGTCAACTGACTTTGGTCACCAATACAGCGATTGCAATTGCGGCTGGTGCTGTGTCAGGTCTTGCGGCTTCTGCAACGACTGACACAACCAACGCATCCAACATCAGCTCAGGAACGCTAGGAACAGCTCGTTTGAGCGGTTCTTACACTGGCATCACAGGTGTAGGTACGCTGAGTGCTGGAACATGGAACGGCACAGCGATTGGTGTTGGTTATGGCGGTACAGGTTTAACAGCTACGCCCACCAATGGTCAGTTGGCTATTGGTAATGGTACAGGTTACACCTTAGCTAACCTAACCGCAGGCACAAACGTCAGCATTTCAAATACTTCTGGTGGTATCACGATCTCTGCAACCCCAGCCGCTGGTGGTACGGTGACATCGGTTGCCATGACTGTTCCTTCATTCTTGTCAGTCAGTGGTTCTCCCATTACGGTAAGTGGCTCATTGGATGTAACCTTGTCTGGTACAGCTCTTCCTGTTGCTAACGGCGGTACTGGTGCTACGACATTGACGGGCTACGTGTACGGCAACGGCACAAGCGCGATGTCTGCTTCCACCACGATCCCTAATACGGCGATCACGGGTTTGGGAACAATGTCAACACAAAGTGCTGGCGCTGTAGCTATCACTGGTGGGACAATTAACGGCACGACAGTAGGCGCAACGACTGCGGCAACTGGTAATTTTACGACTGTCACTGCCACTAATTATGTTGGCATATCTGGAGGTACATTCTAATGGCACAAGCAGGCTTTACGCCCATATCTCTTTACTACAGCACCACTGCGGCGGCAACACCGTCTGCTGGAAATCTTGTTGCTGGTGAGTTGGCGCTTAATACAGTAGATGAAAAGCTGTACTTCAAGAACTCCGCTGGAACGGTTAAGTTGTTGGCATCAAACGCCACATCTGCTCCAGTGCTTTCGTTCTCTGCTGGCACAACAGGCTTCACACCTTCAACTGCCACAACAGGCGCAGTTACTTTGGCTGGCACATTGGGCACGGCTAACGGTGGAACTAACCTAACATCATTCACATCAGGCGGTGTGGTTTACGCTTCAAGTACAAGTGCGTTGGCTACTGGGTCTGCGCTTACTTTTGATGGGACTCGTCTTGGTGTTGGCGTAAGTTCTGCTGGCTTTCCTATTGATGTTGCTTCAATTTCAGGAGAAACGCTAAGACTTCGTGGGACAGTTTCTACTGGTGTTTCTCAGGTTTTATTTACTAGCGATACGGCTGGCACAAACTATTCCTACCTAAGTTCTGCCTCTGGGTATCTTGCTTTTGGCATGGGTAGTAGCACAGAAGGTATGCGCCTAACCTCGACAGGTCTGGGTATTGGGACAAGTTCGATTCCGTCTGGGTTTAAGTTGTATGCAAGCGGTGGAAGTATGTTGCTAGACAACAATACGGCTTTCCGACAAAAGGATTCTGCGGGTAACAACACTCTTATTTTTGCTTTAAGTTCTGGGAATAATTTGGAGTTTGGAAGTAGTCAACACACTGGTGGCATGGCTATTGTTACAGGAAATTCAAACATAACTTTTACGACAAATTCAGCAGAGCGTATGCGCCTCGACTCGTCAGGCAATTTGCTTGTGGGGACTACGAGCAATGCCAACAGCGACAAATTAGTTGTTAATGGTCAGGTATACCAATTCCAAACTGTTAATGGAAGTTCAGCAAGCCCTGTTACAAATGGTGGTTACATATTTGGCCCAAACAGTTCTACCATTTACGGTGGAATAAGATTTATCAATCAGATTCTTAGTAATAACAGTATTGAAGTTGCAGTCTACACAACATCAACGGCTGGAAGTGCCGCTGAAGTAGCAAGATTCTCAAACACAGGTGGTTTCTCAGTAGGCACAACAGCCAACCCCGGGGCTGGTGCAATTTACGCAACAGGCAACATCACTGCGTACTACTCTGACGCACGACTGAAAACTGTCAGTGGCAAGATTGAAAATGCTTTGGACAAAGTCGCACAGTTGTCTGGTGTGTACTACACAAACAACTCAGTAGCCAAGTCTTTTGGTTACGACAGCGATGAAGTTCAAGTTGGTGTGTTGGCTCAAGACGTTGAAGCAGTATTACCGCAGATTGTCAAAGCCGCACCATTTGACTTGGATGAGAACAACAACAGCAAGTCAGGCGAGAACTACAAGACTGTTCAATACGAACGCCTTGTCCCCTTGTTGATCGAGGCAGTGAAAGAACTCCGTGCAGAAGTCAAAGCATTGAAAGGTGAATAATGGCACTGAATAGCTCTGGCCCAATTAGCTTTGGTGGCGCAACGGTTGGTCAGTCGATTAACCTTGAGCTTGGTGTTTCAGCTACGGCTTTAGCATCAATTAACAGCACGGCGTTTCGTACTTTGGCTGGTGTACCGTCAGGCGCTATTAGCGTCAGCAACTTTTACGGTAAGAGCAGTTCGGTTGGGTGGGTTGCATATTTGTCGTATATGAATAATCAAGCTGGAGGATGGGTTGGAGGAACAAGTTGTTTTGTAGACAACGCAGGTAATTTTTATTGGATGTACTCGCCCTCTTCAGGCAATCCTATTGGCGTTGCTGTAATGAATTCTGACGCAACGGTGGCTTCTTATCGTGCGCCAAGTGGTAGCTCTAATGGGGCTACGAACATTCTCCCCGGGTCTACTTGGTATGCAAGCGCAGGGTATGTGCCAGTGCAGATGAACGGTGGATCACAGTTAAGTTCTAATTACCCAGTAAACGGACTAAATAGTAGTGTGCAAGTGATTTCGCCTTCTACTTTTAAATACCCCACTGGAACATATGCAAATTCAGCTTACACAAACCCTGCTGTCTCCATATCCGCTGTTTCGTCTGATGGCAGTTTGCTGGTAGGCGCAAAGCTCGATGTTTACAAAGTTGGTGAAAGTTTTGGATTTATAAAATACAACAATGATTTTACTATTCTACGAGGAAATGCAAGAAGTAGCCTTGACAATATTAACACTGTACCAATAGTTGCGGGTCGTACAGACGGAACTTTTGTGATACTAAGGCGCGCAAATAATGCCCAGCTTAGATGGTATGTCATAAATTCTTCGGGTAACTGGCCTGCTAACTACCGACAAGAAAATACAACTGGGGCTTTCTCAGACCAGAGTGGTATTTTTTGCGCCGCCGCCGATACTAATAACGTGGTGTATTTTGTAACATTTAATACTAGTTCTGGGTACGGCCCTGTTCTATATGCATTAAACACCACTGCTGGCATATTGTGGGGGCGCGCTGTTAATTACCCCAGCTATCAAAACATGAATTCGAAAAATGCCGTAACTTGTTACGGTGGCTTTATTTATATGGCTAATGCCATTACAAATGGCGGAGTTTATATTAGTTGCTTCGATTCTTCTGGCAATCGTATATGGACTAACAGCTTCACGTTGAGTGGCACAAACGGAACTTACGATATGATGGGTGGCAGTGCACTGCGCGCAACATCTGCTGGTTTATTTGTAGGATGGTCTGTTGGCGTAACCGATGCAGGTGGTTTTGCGATGCGTATTCCATTAACTGGAATGCCAAGCGGTTCATCTACTACCATCACTACTTTTACAGGTTCAAGAACGCTTTCATGGTCTATTTCGTCTCCATCAATAACTAACAATTACGGCACAGGGGTGACCACAAGTTCAGATAGCGGCACTGTTTGGAGTAGTTCCAATGCAAATAGCTATAGCGCAACAAACGTAAACGCCCCTATTGCTACAAAAACAAGCATATAAGATGTTCACTAAATACGCACAAATTGAAAACGGGCAAGTAATTGCCTATCCGTTAGACCCACATGTAAAAAACGAACATGGTGAATTAAATGTGCCAGAGTATTGGACTGGTGGAGATATAGATGGCAAGTCATATGTATATTGTCACAATACCGAACCTTTTTATAACTATACGCAAGACATTGTAGAAATCACACCCGTAATGAATAGTGAAAATGGCTTGTGGTACAGACAGTACCAAATAGTTCCAGCATCTGAAGAAGTTGTGACACAAAGGACACAGATCAAAGCCGAGCAAGTCAATGGCACTGCTAAGAGTTTGCAAGCAGTTGCCGATAAAGCTTTGTCCAAATTGTTGACAGAAGAACAAAAAACAAATTGGGAAAACTATAAGTTGCAGATTAGTTCGCTAATAGCTAGCGCAGAATCTCCTTGGGAAATTGTTTGGCCTCCTCTACCAGATGAGGTAAATCCTATAATTGAGGTTACAAGACTATGAGTGTAAATACAGACTTAAAAATCGTTGACAACGTGTTTGTCAAAATGATGAATTTTTACTACGCTGGTGACAAGTCTCAAGGACATGCGCACACCTATGACCACATTACACTGCTTGCCAAAGGTGCTGTAATAATGCGCGCAAATGGGCAAGAGGTAACGCACCAAGCGCCCAAGTTAATTGTTACGCCCAAAGGTGTAATTCACGAGTTTGAGTCATTGACTCCAGATTGCATACTTTGTTGCGTTCATGCGATTCGTGATGGTGATACAGATTTAGACATTGCTTCGCCAGATATTACAATTGAAGAAGCAGAAGTACTACTTCAGCAGTTTCCTTTGGCGCGATAATGATTAAATAAAAAGACTGCGTTGAATCACAAGTTAACGCATATTGAACAGAAATAAAGGCTCAATCATGAAATTGCAACTACCAATTGAAACAGCAAACCAGCTTCTTGGTTACTTGGGTACGCGCCCTTACCAAGAGGTGTATCAACTAATTCAAGCCATTCAGGATGCCGCAAAGCCTCCAGAGATGCCTGCTGATGCTCCCAAGGTTGAAGATGGATCAGGCAACTGAGACTAAGCTTGCTGTGCATGAAGCTATCTGCTCAGAGCGATACAACAGCATAGACCGCTCTTTGCGTGATGGGGACAAGCGCATGACAAAGATTGAGTACCTCTTGTATGGGGTGATCGTCTGTGTGTTGTTCGGCCCCGGCGTCGCTGGGGAGCTTGTCAAAAAGATTTTAGGTCTGTAGCCATGAGGGATCTGGTCGAAGCGTTTATCGTTGCGGCCTTTTTAGTTATCTTCATTATTTGGGGTACGTTCACCCTTATATGGATTTGGGGTTAACCCATGAGTGATGAAAAACTAAACGCCAATTCAACGCTTGATAAAGTGTTGGGCTACGTAGATAGTCCATTTAAGCTATTTGCAATCCTTGTCATGGGGGTTATGGCTTTTGTTGGGTATATGTTTTGGCAAAACCAATCGTTCCTAATCTCTGCGTACCAAGAGCAGAAGCGGATGCCAAGCATCAACGAGGAAAGAGCAGACGATGCGGCTTCTGTACTGTTTAAACAAACAGACGCTAAGTTTGTGGCTATTTTCAAAGTCAACCCAATATTGGGCACTAGGATTCTGTACAGGCTGTATACAAAAGATGGGCGCAGTAAGGAGTTAGAAGGCTTGGACGTTGGTCTGTTTACCGCCAACCACGCAAACAACAATGATGTTGTAAAACTAATGGCAGGGGATGTTCCTTGCAGTCAGTACCTACGCCCACAAAGTGAATTGGGCATTTGGTACATAGCGCAAGGAGTTGGTTATACCTGCCGAATATCTGTGCCCCCAGATCGCAGTCGGTTCATAGGGCAGATTACGGCAGGATGGTCTAGTCAACCTGACAACTTAGAACACATCATTTCAATGATGGAGATTTCAGCAACCATGCTAACTAAACGAGGTAACTAATGGCTCAGTTTGAACCAGCCTTTGAGCAGATGATTAGAGACGAGGGCGGTTACGTCCTCCACGAAGTTGCTGGCGACACAGGTGGGATGACCTACGCAGGCATCGCTCGTAACAAGAACCCACAGTGGAACGGCTGGGCGCTTGTGGACAAGAAAGAGTTTGGCGGCTCCCTGACACCTATGGTGCGTGAGTTTTACCGTGTCGAGTTCTGGGACAAGATGCGCGGGAACGAGATCGCCAACCAAGAGGTAGCCAACAGCATCTTTAACTTTGGGGTAAATGCTGGCATGGGCATGGCTGTAAAGCTTGCCCAGTTGGTTGTTGGGGCTACGCCTGACGGTGGAATAGGCGCCAAAACCATTGAAAAGCTCAACCAAGTCACAGATGGTCAGCGGTTCAAAGAGTCTTATGCCTTGGCTAAGATTGCCCGTTACGTCGAAATTTGCAACAAAAACCCTGTTCAGGTCAAGTTCCTTAAGGGTTGGATTAACCGCACACTGAAAGGTCTAGCATGAGCTTGCTTGCCGTTGGATCAATCATTGAAGCGGTGGGTAAGGTTGCAGGCGACCTAATCACCACAGACAAAGAAAAGATGGAGATGGAGATTGAGCAACGAAAGCTCGATCTTGAAGAGAAGCGTATTGACCAAGCTACAGACCTAGCCCAGATTGAGGTCAACAAGATCGAAGCGGCGTCCTCTAGCGTGTTTGTCAGTGGCTGGCGCCCTGCCATTGGCTGGATTGGTGTTGCGGCTATGGGTTACCAGTTCCTGCTCTATCCGCTGTTTCAGTGGTGCTGGAAGTACTTGCAGGCTATGGGCTGGGTTCCAGTGGGTATGGATCCTCCCCCAGTGCTCGAGGCTGACCAACTTTGGGTCATCTTGTCAGGAATCTTGGGAATCGCTGGTATGCGTTCTTTTGAGAAGACTAAGGGTGTGGCAAGCAAGTAACCTTGTCACAAGTTAAAAGGCATACTAAAATGTCTCAACGAATCTACGAGGTGAACGCATGGCGACTGCAAGTGTTATGACCTATGACAGCTTGGTCGAAAACATCCAGTCTTATCTGGAGCGTACTGACACCGCTACGCTGGACAAGATCCCCCTGTTTATCATGCTTGCTGAGCAGGTTATAGCCTCTCAGATCAAGTTTTTGGGCAACCTGACGGTCAACACCAGCAACATGGTGATTGGGACTTCTACGATTGCCAAACCAGCTCGTTGGCACAAAACGGTGTCAATGAACATCACAGTTGGTGGATCGCGCCAGCCTGTTTTGCTTCGCAAGTATGAGTATTTGCGTGAGTATTGGCCTTCCCCCACAGCAACTGGAACACCTGTTTATTACGCTGATTACGACTACTCAAACTGGCTCATAGCTCCTACCCCTGACGTAGCCTATGCCTTTGAGGTCTTGTACTACGAGCGCGTTCAACCTTTGGATAGCTCTAACCAAACTAATTGGTTCACCATCTACGCACCTCAAGCTTTGCTTTATGGTTCCTTGCTTCAAGCTATGCCGTTCCTCAAGAATGACGAACGCATCCCTATGTGGCAGGGTCAATACAAACTGATCATGGACACGTTGACGGCTGAGGACAAGTTGCGTGTGGCTGATCGTCAAGCGATTGCGGTGGATTCATGAGCTACGTAAGTCCATTTACTGGTGACGTAATCCAGCCGACGGACGTCAGCTTCCGTGCGGTTACGCTGTCTGCCAACACGCAGTTGAACTGGCCCAGCAACAGCACCACAAGCACCGACTACGCCTCTCGCATCATGCAGGTGACTGCTACCGCTGGTAGCTTGAGCCTGTATATGCCTCCAGCCAACCAAACTTCGGTTGGTAACGACGCGCTGATCCGCAACATTGGTGCGAACACCTTTACGGTTAAAGACTACGCTGGTACGAACACAATCGTGTCTGTAGCCGCTGGTGAGTCCAAATACATCTACATTACAGCAAACCCAACCGCTCAGGGTTCTTGGGGAGTTATTGCTTTTGGCACTGGAACATCCTCTGCTGATGCCGCTACGCTTGCAGGCTACGGTTTGGTTGCCAGTGGCGCTACGTTGAACCAAAGCCACCCAAGCTCGTCAATCACCACAGGAACTACGCTTGCCACCACAGATCGAGCTCAGACTCGTGTGTGGGCAGGTGGATCTGGTACAGCCACCCTTCCAGCCGCGGCTACGCTTGGAAACAATTGGTTTACTCTGTTCAAGAACAACGGCACAGGATCCTTCACGATCTCGTGTTCTGGTGCTGAGTTGATTGACGGTAACTCAACCAAGACATTCAACCCAACTGAGTCAGCATTTATTGTATGTACAGGTACGGCGTATGTAACTGTAGGTTATGGTGTCAGCTCACAGTTTACGTTTACTGCGCTCACAAAAAGCGTGACTGGTGGGGTTGTTACGCTGACAAATAACGAGGCGGCAAACAACATTCAAGAGTACGTTGGCAGTCTGTCAAGCAACTCTGTTGTGACGTTCCCTGCTGTGGTGAACTTGTACGTCATCTCGAATCAAACGACTGACAATGGTTTTAGCCTAACTGTTACAACGGGTTTAGGTTTTGCGGCGGTGATTCCTCCGGGGCAACAAGCCACGCTCATCTGCGACGGAACCAACTTCCTTAACGCCAACACCACCCAAGCTGGAGCAACCACCGTGAGCTTGTTAGATGGCACGGTTGGAACCCCTTCCCTTAACTTTGCCGCTGAGACTGGTACTGGTCTTTATCGTCCATCGGCTGGTGAGTTGGGCATCTCGGTGCTTGGTACTAAGCGTGTGGGTGTAA